GCCATCTTGATTTCGCAGCCTTCGATTGACTTTCGCTCCTTTATCGGCCTCAGTCACCAAGCCCTGGGGCGCTCACCGGCGGCCTCGTCGGATGCCTGCCGGCGCGAGCTGTCGGACGCCGAGCGATTCCTAAGCTGCCTGGCGGCCTTGCGCGACCAGCGCGCTCCTGTGGGCCTGTCGCCGCATCTATTGAGACACGTTTCCTTCAGCGCTTTTATCGCCGCCGACGAGCGGGACATGCTCGACATCCTTCAGCTTTGCGCGGGCCTTCCGTTCGTAGCGGTGGAAACGATCGTGCGGGGCGTACAGGCGGCGGTCGTCACCGGCACCCTCTCCCAATGGCGGGATGCCGTCGCCTCCGGCTGCGCCAAGGGCGTCCCCACCCCGGTGCGGCATTGCTTCAACAAGCTGCACGGCTTGTTCACTGCTGCCGGCCTTAACGTCTGGGGCGATTATACGCCCCGTAACGCCCCCGACCAGACCTACTTGCTGCTGGAAGACAAGAGGGGCCGGTAGGCGCTCTCGATCCGTGGATCCTTGCCGTCTTCTCGTGTAACGGAACTATCAGACCTTCTACCGTAGTGCTGACCGTGCAGCCTTACTTCGAGCAAGACAACCTGACGCTCTACTGCGGCGACCTCCGCGAGGTGCTGCCGACGCTTCCCAAGGCGTCGGTGGACTTCGTGGTGACCGACCCGCCCTACGGCCTCAGCTTCATGGAAAAGGACTGGGACCACGATGTCCCGGGACCCGAGTATTGGCGGGCCATCGCCCGCGTGTGCAAGCCTGGGGCGATGATGCTGGCCTTCGGCGGCACGCGGACCTATCACCGTCTGACCTGTGCCATCGAGGACGCCGGCTGGGAGATTCGGGACGCCTTGATGTGGCTCTGCGGGCAGGGGATGCCGAAGGGCGGCGACATCGGCAAGCTGATCGACAAGGCCAAGGGAGCCAGGCGCGAGGTTGTCGGCACGAAGTTGGGAAAGCCCGGCTATTCGCTGGCCAACAACGGCCGCACCAACGAAGTCTACGGCGATCTGCACAACCCAGAGGCCGAATGCGCCATCACGGCCCCGGCCACTGCCGAAGCGACCAAATGGACCGGCTGGGCGATGGCTCTGAAGCCGGCCTGGGAGCCGATTGTCCTGGCGATGAAGCCGCTGGACGGCACGATTGCCCACAACGCGCTTGCCTGGGGCGTGGCGGGCATGAACATCGAGGCCAGCCGCATCGGCACCGAGAGCACGATCCGCACCCGCGGCGACAGCCTGACCGATGCCGGCTGGGCGAGCACGAATCGTTCGCCCCTGGGCGGCTCGGAGTGCGGGCGCTGGCCGGCAAACCTCCTGCTGGACGAGGATGCCGCCCGCCTTCTCAACGCCCAGAGGAGCAATGGCGACTCCGGCGGGGCGAGCCGTTTCTTCTACTGCGGCAAGGCAACCAAGAAGGAGCGCGGGCCGGGCAACGACCACCCCACCGTCAAGCCCTTGGCCCTTATCGAGTATCTACTTACGCTCCTTTCAACCCCTGATGGAGGCGTCATTCTGGACCCCTTCGCCGGCAGCGGCACCACGCTGCTGGCCGCCAAACGGCTGGGCCGACGCTCGATCGGCGTTGAGCTGACCGAACACAACTGCGAAATCGCGAAATCCCGTGTCGTGATCTGACCGCCTTTTACGCCTCGGCATGTAGAGAGACCTTGCATGTCACTTGAATCCGTGAAACTCGAAGCCCAGACATCCAGCGGGACGCGCATTCGCGTGCCCGTCCTGCTGGAACGGAAGGACGGACGGATCTACTTCTGGGACGGCAAGGTCGGCACGAAGACCCGCTACGGCCTGATGGCGGAAGTCAAGGCGATGGCCGGCGCACACTTCCACGGCTACGACGACGAAGGCGAGTACGCCCGGGTCAAGGTTTGGTCCGTGGACGACTGCCAGCGCAACCGCTTCCAGATCGGCTATCTCTGCGGCGAAGACGTTTACGCCTGGTTCGACCGGCCGGTTGAGCGACACGAGTATCGGCAGTTTCTTCGCGCCGGGCAGCCGGCCGAGATCATGCCTCACCAATGCGACCTGGCCGACGCCGGGCTGACGTACCACTACCAGATTTTCGCGGCCGAAATGGGCACGGGGAAATCACTGGCTGCTCAGATGGTGATCGAGAATTCGGGCGTCGACCTGGTCTGGTGGGCCGGTCCCAAGACGAGTCTGCCCAACATCCGGCGGGAGTTCAGGCTGTGGGGCTTTCCCTTCGACCGCATCCCGATCGAGTTCTTCACCTACGAAGGGCTGGTCCGCGTGATGGACGAGTGGGACGGCTCGCAGACGTTGCCCCGGTTCTTCGTGGCGGATGAATCCAGCCGGTGCAAGAACGCCACGTCGCAGCGCTCGAAAGCCTGCCAGAAGCTTGCCGATCTGATCCGCGACCAATACGGGTTCGAGGGCTATGTCATCGAGATGTCCGGCACGCCGTCCCCGAAGACGCCCTGCGACTGGTGGAGCCAATGCGAGATCGCCTGGCCGGGCTTCTTGAAAGAGGGCAGCCGCCGCGCGTTGGAAGAGCGGCTGGCCTTTATGGTTGAACAGCAGTTCGACGCCGGCAAGTTCAAGAAGCGGATCGGCTGGAAGGACGACCAACGGAAGTGTGCCCAGTGCGGTCAGACTCGCGACGAAGGGCCGCATGTACTGGACGAGTGTGCCGACCCCGACGACTATCATGCCTTCCAACCAAGTTCCAATGAGGTGGCATACCTTTACGAACGGCTCAAGGGCTTGGCAGTCGTCAAGCACAAGAAGGACTGCTTGAACCTGCCTGAGAAGCGCTATCGCAAGGTCGTCTGCAAGCCGACCGCCAGCACGCTCCGTGTGGCGGAGGCCCTTGCCAGGTCGGCGCCGAACGCTGTCACCGGCATGACATTGCTGCGGGAACTCAGCGACGGGTTCCAGTACCGCGAAGTCCAGGACGGCGTGACGAAATGCACCCACTGCACGGATGGAACCGTCGCTCAGTGGGTGGACCCGGCCGACCCGGAAGCCCGCTACCAGGCCGTCACAATGCTGGACCCGGCTCTCGTGGCCCGACTCGTCAAGGAGACGGTCCCTTGCCCATTGTGCGGCGGCCAGCGGGAAGTTCCCAGGATGGTCCGCGTCGCGCGGGAGGTGGCCTGCCCGAAGGATGCCGCCTTGAAGATGCTTTTGGATGAGAACGAGGAAGTGGGCCGCATCGTCGTGTTCGCCGGCTTTACCGGCTCCGTGGATCGCATCGTCAAGCTGTGTCTCAAGGAGAAGTGGGACGTGGTGCGCTGCGACCAGGGCAACTTCCAAGTCTTTTCTGCCAAGAGCGACAGCGCCGAAGGCACGCTGGCGACCAGCGAGGAGCCGCTGGATTACTGGGCCAATTTGGAAGAGCACGCCAAGGTTGCCTTCGTGGCCAATCCCGAGTCGGGCGGCATGAGCCTGACCCTGGTGGAGGCCCGCATGGCAGTGTACTGGTCCAACTCGTGGAAGCCTGAGTACCGCGTGCAAAGCGAGGATCGCATCCACCGCAAGGGCATGGACGAGAACCTGGGCTGCACCATTGTGGACCTGATCCATCTGCCGAGCGACCACCGCGTGCTGGACGTGATTCGCGCCAATCGGAAGTTGGAGCTGATGACGATGGGAGAAATCCTCCAGGGCGTCGATTGGAGGGATGCCGGCGAGGAGGGCGAGATGCTCGTGGAAGAAGCGACATTGTGAGCGCATCGGTGTGTGAACGTTTTTCTAACCCCGTGGAGTTGCAACGATGAAGTACGTGCTCTTGGTTTTGACCCTGATCGTCTTGGCCGTCGTTCCGGCGGTCGCCGGTGTCCCCGATGATTTGCAGCGTGTAAGCGTGACCATCAAGGCCGGAAGCGCCCAAGGCTCCGGCACTCTCGTGACCCGGCAGGTGGGCGACGATACCGTGACCTTCATCTGGACGGCCGCCCATGTCGTTGATGGTTTGCGCACCACGCGCACCGTGGTCACGCCGCAAGGCACGCCTCGGATTCTTGTCGAGTACAAGGATGCCGAGATCGTCCAGGAGCGGCAGCAGGATGGTCGCCGCGTGGGCGAAGTCAAATACGACTGCAAGATCATCAAGGCCAGCGATGCCGACTACGGCGAAGACCTGGCCGTGCTGATGGTCCGCTGCAAAGGCGCATATCCGCTGAACGTTTGTGCCAGGTTTCACAAAGATCCGAACTACATCCCGCCCATCGGCGTCGATCTAAGCCATTGCGGCAGTTTGCTGGGCCAGTTCGGGGCCAACAGTTATACCACCGGTGTGCTCTCCCAGGTCGGCCGCACGTTGCCGATGAAGGGCGCCAACGTCAAGGTCTTCGACCAGGTAACGACGGTCTCCTTCCCCGGTTCGTCCGGCGGCGGCATGTACCTCAAGGACAGCGGCCTGTACATCGGCATGTTGACCCAGGGGGTGATGCAGTTGCAGGGCTTCAACTTCATTGTTCCTGTGCGGCGCATCCACGCCTGGGCGAAACAGTCGAAGATCGAATGGGCCATCGACCCCACCGCTCCCATGCCCAGCTTGAAGGAGATCGAGGCGATTTCCGTGGAAGACGCCGGCCAATCGCCGGGTGGGTATCCGCAACGCAATCCGGCCGGCGGTCCCGACGAGGGCGGCCTGCCTGCCGTCAAGCCGTCGCTGGACTTCAACGACGCCATCAACTGGGTCGAGCGACTGTTCAACCGCGCGGGGCGTCGGTCCTCTTGAGGCTGTCCCTCTGATCTGCCCCTTGCTCTGCCTCCTGTGACCGACGGCACTTGAGCCGGGCGGCGGTGGGCAGCGCCGCCCGGCCTCTCTAAACCTCTGAGACTGGACCGTGAAGCGTATACCCCTGACACAAGGCAAGGAAGCGCTCGTTGACGACTGCGACTTTGACTGGCTGATGCAATGGAATTGGAACGCTTGTCGAAATGGCAAAACCTTTTACGCACGTCGCACTGAATATCAAGGCGGGCAACACACGGTCCTGATGCACGTCGAGATAGCTCGGCAGATCGCGATTGAGGCCGGACAAATTGACCATCGGAACCGAAACGGACTAGACAATCGACGACACAATCTGCGGGCTGCTAATGCCTCACAGAATGCGGCCAACCAAGTTCGATACGAGAACAACACCTCGGGCATCACTGGCGTTTACTGGGTAAAGGCTTCTCAAGAATGGCGTGTCAAGGTTGGCTTCCATAATCGCTCAATTCACGGCGGATACTTCCCAACGCGAGAAGCCGCCAAACGAGCACGCAACGACCTGGCAAAAAGTTTGCAC